GATGGCCTAACCTCTATCAGAGTAAATTCCTTTGTCGATGAAGACGTAAGATGTGAAGTAGGCTGCATTCCAGTTCATAGAAAGTTGGTAGATAATTCGAATTCTTACCCTATCGTTCCAAGTCCTTTTTCTGATTTTCTGGTTTACGGCGCTGCCCATTTCATTATGCTTGATAAGTCTGATACTAAGGCTGATGTTTTCAGACAGCTAGCTCAGGCAGACCTTAAAGCCATGGTCGCTGACAATCGTAAAGGCATGAGCCTTGGCGGTCAGAACTTTGGACGAATTGTTCCAAGGCCAGATCAAATGCGCGGATTTAACACAGGTGGAGATCCTTACTAATGGCATATACTGGAGTTACTGTTCCTATAGTGCTTGGTCAGTCAGGTTTAATTACTGACGATCCACTTTCACAGCTTCCATTAAATGCGCTCCAGAAGGCAAATAATGTAAGCGTGTTTTCAGGAACTATTGAAAAGCAGCTAGGCACAAGTAAGTTTAACGCAACTGCCTTGGATTCAGGCGCAGAGATAGTTTCTGTCTTTGACTGGTTCCCTACTCCTACAGTTCAGAGGCTTATAGCTTTAACGGCTACAGGCAAGCTATATAGAGACACAGGAGATACTACCTTCAGTTCTGGCACAGCTATCGGAACTGGGCTTGGTACGCTTACTACAGACGCTCACATGACTACAGGTGGATCAGAGTCAGCAGGCAGAAACAAAAAGCTTTTTATACTCCCTGGAGCAAGTCAGATTCAGATTATTTCAGGTGACGCTTCAGTTACTACTTCCATTGCACTTCCTTCTGCTGATTGGGCTACTAGCAATTATCCTACTTTTGCAATTCCTTATCAGAACAGAATGTTTGTTATGGGAAGTGCTGCTGATAGGCATAGAGTCTATGGATCTTCTGTAGACGACCATGAGAACTTTGTAGGTCAGAACTTTGGTGATTCAAGATGGCAGCTTTACAGTCGTATTGCGGCTACTCCGAATGTAGACAGAACTTCTGCTATTCAGGCTGGCACAGCAACTACTATCTTTACTACAACTAACAACGATGGGTTTTTGGTTTATGCAGTAAACACTTTCGATAAGGTGACTATCACTATTTCTCAGGCGCAGACAGGCGTTCCAGTTTACACCTACGAATATTGGAATGGTTCAGCTTGGTCAGCTTTAACAACAACTGCTGTGCCTGATTATACAGCTTTGGCTACAGACACTCTGGAGTTCAACATTCCTTCTAACTGGGCTGTAGGAGATGGAACTGAAGTAGGCGGCAACACTGCTTACTATACCATTAGAGCCTTAGCTACTACTGCTCCAGGAACGGCAGTTCAGATAACTGACATGATCGTAACTAACACTTCTTACTCTACTTCTGTTCCTACCTTCTCGGTATTCCCAGGTGAAGGAGATGGGATTCTTTGCGCTGCTGTTTATAGAGGCTTACTGTTTATCTTTAAAAAACCTCAAGGGGTTTATGTTATCGATGGCAGAGATCCAGATACGGCTAATTGGACTGTGAGCAGATACTCAGATTCCTTTGGCGTTGCTAGTCCTCATTCAGTAATTCAGGTCTTAGGCGACCTTATAGCAGCAAATAGCATAGGTTCTTATACAAGCTTGCAAGCTTCTGACAAGTTTGGTGACTTTGAAGCAGGAGATATTTTACAAAATGCAAAAGTGGAAACTTATATCCGTAATCAGCTTAATTTTGCTGGTTTGCCTTATTCGCAAAGTCTCTATTGGCCTGAGAAAAAGATTGCAATGTTTACTGGACAAAGTTCTACGACAATGACCAGAGACAGAATGCTTCTAATCGATGTAGGCAGAGACATCCCTAGAATCATGCTTGACACTAAAGAGACTCCTAATTGCTTAGCTTTAAGAAAGAATTCAAATGGCATCAGTAGGCCTATGTATGGTTCTGCTGCTGGTTTTGTTTATCTTATGGAGCAGGCTACTTACAATCGTGATTCGTCGGCTTTCTTAGGAGAATTCCAGACAGCCTATACTGACTTCGGTCAGGTAGATGCAGGCTTAGCAGGCAAAAACAAGATCTTTGATTTTCTTGAGGTAGGCTATATTCCTACAGGGAACAATAGCTTTTTCATTGACGTTTATGTTGATGGGGATTTTAGGCAGACTTTAAGCTTCTCACAGTATCTTGGAGTAGGTTTAGATTCTTTTGTCTTAGATGAAGATTCTCTTGCGGCAGATCCACAGTCTAGCGCAAATAGAAAACAGCTTCGATCATGCACAGGCAAGAAGATTTCATTCAGAGTTTACAACAATAACTTATCAGAAGCATTTAAGGTCGAGAGACTTATTGTTTCATTCAGGTTGAGTGGAGAGCAAGTCTACTCTACTCAGGTTTAGGAGAATTTATGGCAGTATTTACGAGAGTTAAAACATGGGTAAGTAATGAGGTTCTAACAGCTTCAGATCTTAATGGGGAGTTTAACAACTTACTCAATAACACTATTCCAGCAAGTATTGAGGATTATTCAGCAGATGTAAGTACTATGCAAACTACTGCTGACCCTGGTGGAAGTGGATCAGAGAGCTTAGCTACTACTTTAGCTGGTGAAATTACCAGACTTAGATTTGCTATTAAGCGAATTGTTGGCGGCGCTCAATGGTATACGGCTCCAGTTATTGATTTAGGCTCGACTATCTCTGCTGCTGACTTAGCTAGTGATGCGGTTACTACGGCAAAAATACTTGATCTTAATGTGACAGAGGGGAAGCTGGCCGCAAATGCAGTTACCACAACTAAGATTGCAGACTCTAGCGTAACTGCTGCTAAGCTTGCTGTTGCTAACTATGTATCTTCAGGTTCTAGTTCAACATTCTCTACAAGTAACACTTCTGCGACTGACGTTACAAACCTAAGTGCTGCTATAACAGTTACGACTGGGAATAAAGTTAGAGTTAGAGTGGGATCTGATGGCGGTACAAACCCATGTTCTTTTAGTGCTTCAAGAAGTACAGAGAGAGCAGGAATGTATATTAACATTCTTAGAGGGGCGACTACTGTTGCAGTTTATGAGCTTGAGACTTTAGCGACTGGTTCTACTTCAACTTTTATTACTACTCCTCCAATGATTTCTTTCTTAGATGCTCCTACTGCTGGAGCGCATACTTACAAAGTTCAGGTTTATAATAAAAACTCAGGCAGTTCTCCGAATTGCTCTGTAAGCTATTGTGCTTTAACAGTAGAAGAAGTTAAGGGGTAGTAGATGGCTGAAACTTTACTTTCTGAAAGCCTTATGGAATCAAGCGCAAGCTCAAAAAACTTGCGTGATCCGTTCATGCAGGCTAGAAACTCTTATGAATCAAAGCAATCTCAAGGCACAGATTCGACTGTGCTTTCTAGTTCACCTTTTAGCCCTCCTGCTGATCCTGCTGTAGAAAGCTTAGGTCAGTCTATTAAGCCTGATTTCAGCTCTATGCTTAAGGGTATGGGGATTGACAATAAAGGCATTAGCTTCGATCAAGTAGGCAAGGTCAACTTCCTAGGCAGGCTTAAGAGTAAGTTTGGAGAGCAATATCTTTCAAATCCTTCTGCTGTGGAAGCCTTAAAGTTCTTTGATGAAAATATGCAGAATCAGACTCCAGAACAAACTAAGCAAATGAATAAAACTTTAACCAATGCCCAGAGAACTATTGGGGCGCTTTTTGGTGGTTCATAATGGCATTCAAACTAGTTCAGTTTAACTTATGTACTATTCCTGAGGTGGGGTTGGTTAAAAAATGGTGGCAGGATAAGGCTGGAAAACCTCTGTCTGACGCTGTTAGAAGTGATTATGGCTTTATGGCCTACAAAGACGATAAGCCTATAGTTGCTGTTTTTCTATACCCTACCTTGGGTTCCAGAATGGCTATGATTGGCTTCCCAGTGGCTAACCCTGAGATCGACATTGGAGATCGTAGAGATGCGATTAGTTTTCTTGTAGCAGAAGTAGAGCAATTTGCCAAAGGACTTAATTATCACTACCTAGTCAGTTATGCTGGTTCTAAGGGCGCTGTAGAGATGTTTGAGAGAGAAAACTATGGTGTTTTTGATAAAGATGTAACTCAGTTTATAAAGAGGTTATAATGGGAAGTAGTTTTGGAGATTTAGGTAAGGCGGCTTCATTTAGTTTTGATACGGCAGCAAATATGGTTACTCTTGGTGGTTATGGCGGCATGAAGGCGGCTGAAGCGCAGGGAGATATTGCTAAGGCTCAGGAAGCTGAACAAAGGGCAATGAGAGCGGAAGCTTTAAAATATGCTGAAGCTACTCCTGAGGAGTTAGCACAGCTTAATCGCTCTATTGCTCTTAATGAGTCCGACATTGCAAGAAAAGAAAAGCTGCTAGCTTCTAGTGATCCTGCATTGATTGAGGCTGGTACGCAGGCTTTACAGCTTTTGAGAGGCGAGGAAGCAAAGACCTTAGCTCCATTGAGGTCTAACATTGCTAAGCAAGAGTCAGCTTTAAGATCTAAGCTTGCTGCTCAGTTAGGTTCAGGATATGAGAACATTACAGCAGGCATTCAGGCTTTACAGGCTTTTAATGAACAGTCTAACAACGCCATGGCAAATGCTCAGCAAGCTACCATTGGTCAGCTTCTAGGCGTTGCTCAAGACACTAGCTCGCGATATGGCGCTCAGTCTAATATAGCTAACTCAGGCACTATCGGCGGTCTTTTTGGTAACATTCAGAATCGTAAAATCTCTGCATTAACTGGAACTCCTATAACTGGAGCAGGCTCTCAGTTTGTAGGAGATCTTCAGTCGGCTAGAGCAGGGCAGTCGGTTTTTAATAATGCGCTTAAAATTGCTGGCATGGCAGCTGGAGCTGGTGGTGGATCTGGCGGCACTCCTGGAACTATCCAAGCAGCTTCAAACACAAACCCTTATTCCCTGAATGCGTAACTTATGAGAGATTCACAAGCTCCAGCAACAATGGGTGAGTTAATGGGTAAGTCAGGCGACAAATCTGATCTTGGTCTTAAAGACTTGCCTGAGATATTAGGCGAAAAGATGCCAGAACTTCT